TGCTTGTCGAAGAGCTCGTAGAACTACTCGTGCTAGAAGATGTTGAACTCGAAGTTGAGCTTGAAGTAGAACTACTCGTCGAAGACGAGGTCGAGCTACTCGTGCTCGAACTTGTGCTACTAGATGTAGAACTAGAAGTTGAACTTGTCGTAGATGATGAAGTTGAGCTAGAAGTACTTGAGCTTGTGCTACTAGAAGTAGAAGAACTTGTAGAGCTTGATGCTGGTACTCCTTCTTCATAACATATAATCTGTATTGCACCTTCAGCCGCTCCTCCTGATTTATTCGTATGAACAATCAGATAATCTTCTCCTTCTGCTAATCTCCAGAATTGAGTATGGTCTTTAGCCATACCTATTACTCCATGCCCTGTTGTGGCATCTACTATTTGTGTTCCTCCTGTTGCTGTCGGAGTATGAAAAAATCTTGAGTTCACCGTACTAGTGTCTCTTCTATTTAGATTATATGCTCTTATTTCTGTTCCTTGAACAGTAATAGTAGGATTCTCATAAATATCAACATGCCAAGTTCCTTCTGTATCAAATTCAAATTCTGTTCCAAGAATGGTATTAGAATTAACTTTAATAAGAAAATTAGCAGTTGCGTTGTCTGCTACTCCTGTCCAAGTATGACTAACATAATAAACATCAGATAAGTATGCAAGCGCTTTAATGTGATTCATTATTGCTAATCCTAAATTAGCTACACCTGCAACATTTTTGTCTTCTCTAACTGGACCTCCTACATTCGCTATTTTCCCTGTTGGTAAATCTCTAAAATTCATATTTTTATTATTTTACGTTAAGCGACCTTTTTCTATTTATTTTTATTGATTAAAATAATAACCAACCGATTAAGAATCCCATTACTAATCCCTTAAACCAAGCCCACCATATCCAAGGATTATGTAAGGATGCTAGTCCTTTTTGTAAGAATGTTTTTTTCTTGCTCATTTTTTTATCTTTTAATTTTTATAATCTTATTATTCATTCTGTAATTTCTCTAAGTAAAGCAAATAAGTTGCTTCTTTAGAGGTCTTCCTTGACAAATCCATCAATTTCCAGAAATCCCAAACTATAGAATAAATAACATCTTTCATTGCTTTATTCGGGTCAATTTCTCCTTCTTTTATATTCTGTTTAACGGCGGCATCTATCATCGTTTTAAGACGCCCTTCTAAGTATTTAATATCATCAACATCACAAAGTTTAATCTGACCTCTTATTAATCTATCCTCTGGAATAGAGGGAACTTTGATTGTTATTTCTTTTGATTCTTCTAACATATTACTTTGTTTCATATTTAGATTCATCTTCTTTTTTAGTAGGCTCATTAGCTCTCATCATCTTATCTTCTGTTGCTCTTCCTATTCTCTGCCTTGCTCTTCTTTCTGCTCTTTCTCTTACTTTTCTTTCCGCTATCGTTTCTTTCTTATATAACAGCTTATCAGTAGCTCTTCCATATAATAACTCATCAGTATTCTTATAATGCTTAGCAACGCCTAATTCAAATAAGCCATGAGCAACATTATTACTTACATGTTCTATCTCTCCCTTTGAATGATTTTTATAATCTGTGATATAAATTATTTTCTGCATGATTTTAGATTGGCATTCAGGGGGCAGAAAAGGTATTTTTGCCCCCTTATACCATTTTACTTACTTAAGAATTACTATGGAATTGTAACCAATTCCCTCATTGCATCTTCTAAGACACAATTTCCAGCCAATCTTTCAACAACCCTAATACCTGTTTGGTCTTGTGTCCAAGCCGTTCCAGCAATATTAGATACCGTAACGGTCATTTTCTTTCTATCTCCCAACCAATATGCAAGCTTATAATCCCCAAAATAAATACCATCTTCTCCAACCCAATTATTCTCAATCACAGGATATCCATAAATAGTAGATGGTTGTCCTGGAGCAGGAGAATCTTGCCAGATATATCTATTCTGACTATCTTTAAACTTTCTTAATTCTCTAATATTAGCATTATTAACTAAGAACTTAGCTTTCCTTCTATATTGAGAAGGTAATGCATAGATTAGATTAATTATGTCGTCGAACGTTTTTATTATCACAAGAGTTCTTTATCTCTTGCTTCTATATGTTTCCATATAGACTAGACTATATCATTATCTTGTATCTTTTTTTGGAAAAACTTTATCCAATCTTCTCTACTAAAATTAACAATAGAATTACATCTTCTGCAAAGAGTGATTAAGTTCTTCGGACTACAATTTTCTTTATTGTAATCAATATGATGAACTGTTAATCCTCTTTTTAAGCTATCTGTTTCGTTCTGTTCTTCTCTGGTTTTTCCACACAACTGACATCTATAATTATCTCTTTCTTTAATTTCTTTCCTTAATTTCTTTGTCCATTCTTCCGTATATGGCTTATAAGACCTTCCATCTATGTAATTAGGATTTTTCTTCCCTATCCTCGCTTTACTTTTCTTTAATCGTGTTTCCGCAGAATCTTTTCTTCCCCTATTAGATTGAGCTATCTTTTCTATGTGCTCTTTCGTTTTCTTTATTCCTTTCATTCCATCACTCTGATTTTTCCTCCATTTCTTTGAATGTTTTCTCCCTATATTAGATTCTACTGCCTTTTCCAATGCTTTAAGGGCATTCTTTACAACTAATGGATTTTTCTTCGCTCTTTCTGATTTTGCTCTAACTCTCTCGTCTGTTTCTTTCGTTAAGCCCTTATTCCAAACAACTTTTTTAAACATATTTTTTAAGATACAAGATAAGCGGCGCTCGTGGGAGCATTACTGTCCCATAGGGACTCGGCTCCTAGTCGTTGAACCTTCAATGTCATTGCTGACAAAGCTTGGCTGCTGATTGCCCTCGCCTTAGACGTTAGGGTTTCCCAGCAATTCACCGCTTTTGCTATTAATTTCTCAATTAAAAGGAGCTTTTTCAAACTCAAATTTCCGCTACACGTTACACTTGCAATAGTACAGTTATCAAAACCTGTTGGTTGAGTTGTACCATCACCCTGAATGATAACTCTATCCTCTTCAGCAGCAATTGCATCGGCAAAAAGGTCAATAACTAATTGAACTACATCAAATTCAGAACAATCTTCTACCAGCTCGTCTGATGCATACATGATTGCGGCCATCTTAAAGACTGTTAATGTCTTTTGTCCGAAATCAGCTGTAGTTGTACTCTTCGCTGCATTTTCTGAAGTCCAAGTTATGTGAGGTCTAGAACCAAGTTTAGGAGCATTCATTATGTCTTTCCTCATTGGAATAACTCTTACTAAAGACCTCATCCGAGTTTCAGCTTCAAGGTTCTTAATCAATTCTTGCCTAAACTCATCTGGGAATAAATATCCGCCATCAGCAGGTGTTCCTTCGCTCAATGCCTTCAATGCTACAACATCATTATGAATTAATGCTGTATAAAATCCGACAATTATCTCTTCTTTAGTCAAGGAACCTACATCTTTTTGAACATCTTTTGATACCCAAATCTTGGCGGCTACGCTATTATCCCTATTAACAAGCTTATCAATCTTCGCAGTAAGTTCTTTTATATTCAGTGACTTATATACTGTCTTAGTTATCTTTTCAGCAGCCTTATCAACTTCCTCGTCAATATTCTCTTCCTCTTCTTCCTCTTCCTCTTCTTTTTCCTCAACATCTTTAGTCTCTTCTTCTTTTTCCTCTTCTTTTTCCTCTTCTTCCTCCTCAGTTGTTTCCTCTTTCTCTTCTTCTATTTCTTTTTTACTCATTTTATTTTTTTCGTTTAATTGTATATAATGTCTCATTTACTTCACGAGACATCTTCTGTAGAGCCCGCACTATAACTCGGTCCACCCGCGGTTCTTGTGCCACCTCTTTACGACCTTTTACCGATTTACCTTCACCGCCTTTTACAGATGCTTCAGTTGCCTGAAGTAATTCCTGTAGTGCGGCAATCGCGTTATGAAATAACTCTATTGCATCAGCAATAAGTGTCCTATTTTTACCTGATAAAACTCTTCCTTCCTTAATCTGACAAACTTCTTTCTGAAGTTTTTTCAACTCTTCTTTAACTGTTTCTTTTGATTCTTGCCTTAATCTCTCTACTAATTCTTTATGAGCTAAAATCTTATCAATCCCCATCAATAATGCTTTTCCTACGCTTATCTCATTTTCTTCAGCAATAACTTTGGCAAAATCAACTAATTCTTTCATATGCGCACCAGAAAATCCCATCGTCTTATCAAGAATTTCCTGCTGATATTGTTTCTCAATATTACCCGCCCATAATTCAAGCATTTTATTTCTCTCTTTAACATCTGGTAAAACAAAATCAATAACATCATGAAACCTGCCAGGTCTATCTAATAGAGTGTCTGGCAATCTTTCTGGTGTGTTAGAAGTTAAAATAGTAATAACTCCTTTATTCTGTCTAAGCCCATCCAATTCAGTTTTGAGCAAGTCAATAGTATATTCATGCAACCAAGTATCGATATCTTCAATGAAAAGAATCGTTGGAGATAAATCTCTTGCAAGCTTGAATGCTAATGATAAGGCTTCTATTGGCTTTACTTTCTTAAAATCTCTACTAGAAACCCAAATAAAAGTAGTATCAATTTCATTCATTAATACTCGTCCTGTCTTAGTTTTCCCTGTTCCTGGCTTACCAACAAACATCATGCCCCTACTGGCTATCTCTTTCTTCTCCATCATATTAAATGGTCTCATAACTATTTTCTTAATCTTCTCATCAAAAATTAAGCTATCCCAATTTTCTCCTGATGCTTTTTCAAGGAATTCACCAGAAAGAGCAAATTTTTCTCCTTTCAAGAAATTATTTTCATTTACCCAATTATGAACCTCGGTAAATAACTCCTTATTCCAAGTCTTTTCTTCTGTTGTAGTTATCAAAGAAACATTAAGACCAAACCAAGTTGGCTCAAACTTAATCATTAATTTATTTACCCCCTCAACCTTATAGAGCAAAGTCCCTTCAATCAGAAAATCATCTGATTTTTTAGAATTAAGTTTCATTACTTCATATACTGGCGGCTGTTCTTGTCCTTTCCAATCAAAGCTTCTAATATCACATAATTCAAATCTTGACGATACTTCTTTTATTGATGCGAGATAAGTTCCAAGTAAAGGACTTGGGATTAGATAACTATTTTGATAAATTTTTCCAATCTTACAATCTAAGAATTTTCCAAACATATCATATTCAAATGATGTAGTTCCATTTTCGGATTCGGCAACATCAAATGATTTCGAGAGAGCTTTATTCCATCTCATCTTTATTTCTTTCTTTCCTGGTCCTGGCCTTTCGGCTCGCCTCATCTCTCCTCCACATTCAGGACATTTAATATCCTTACAATGCTCTTCGGTTTCTATTTTGTGTCCGCAATCTAAGCATTCGCAATTAAATGTTTGTTTCTCTTCTGCTTTTTCTATTGCTGGTTCAAATTTTATTCCCTTATGAGCTTTACAATGCGATTTTGCCAACGATGCTGTCCATATATCTTTTGGATATCTATATCCTTGTTCGGTCATTGTGGTTTCACCCTTTAATCTACCCATAATTACACCGTATTTCTTTCCATCTGAAGTTCTAGTCGTTCTTCTAAAGCTACCTGTTTTAAAATCGCCAGGGATGCGTAGGCGGCAGGAATGTTCATTGGGATAAGGTTTAATTGCAATTTCCATTTCTTCTTTATCACAAACCATTTCCCCTTTCACCCATTCACATACTTTCTTTTCTTGTTTATCAGTAAAACTTTTGGCAGCGACAATCAATGCTTCGGCATTTGCTGGAACTGGAACAGCTGAAATCTCAAGCAATTCCGCTTTCTCTATAATATGATTATCTTTATCATTTAATTTTGTAGGAATAAATCCTACAGAGAAAGCTCTCATTATAGCAGGTACAGATTCAAACATTGCCTTAACCTCTTTCGCTAATTGAGTAAATTCATGAAATACTGGCTCAAAAACCAATGTCTTTCCCACTATCTTTATATTCTTAGCAATACCGATTGGAGGTTCATTATACTTATGAGCAAATTGAAGGACAGGATTTTGCTTAAACTTTCTTAAATCCCAACCACTCGCCATAATAACATCACCTTGTCTATCTTCGGTTTCAGTAGAAGCGACAGCCATCAATTTACCATCTTTTTTCTCAACTAAAGCTTCTATTAATTTTTTCTCTTCTTCCATACTTTTGAATTGTTAATTGTATTTTAATTACTATTGGTAGGCAAAACCGACCTTTTTAATTATTTATAATTCTTTTAATACTGGTATTGTTGTACAGCGGCAATTATGAGTAACCATTCCTTTTGCTATATAACTTTCATCATCGGCAACTGCAAAATTATATATTCTTCTCTTTTTCTTTAATTTCCATTTCTTTATCTCAATAATCGGCAATGACATAAATTTATATTCTTCATTTTTGAATTGAATTTCCGCAGTATATTTACTGGAACAACTCTTTGAGCAAAAATCTATATTTTCATGTGTCGCAAAATGAGGAAATAATTTACCACATTTTTTACACTCTTTTGCTTTAAAAATTAACTTATCATCTTTTCTTATGTCTTTGGCTAGAATCCAACCTCTTTCAGTCAACAATGGATGCTCTGGAGTAAATGTTATAGATTGCTTTGTAATTATCCCTTTATGATTTTCCCATCCATAAATAAATTTAAAGACGTCTCCATCATAATTCTGCTTCTCTAATAACTTAGTAACTTTTTTAAATTTACCACTATGAGTTAAAACTAAATCATTTACTTTAATATCTTTTATCCTATTCCACCCTTTTGATGTAAGAATAGGAATCTGAGCATCTATCAAACAAAGTGCGTGTAAAGGAGGAAATCCAACATCTTCATAGTCTAAGTTCAACGTATTCCCATCAACAGTATATTCGTCTCCTTGATTGAAATAATTCTCATCAAGTGCCACTATTTTCCCATCTAAATCGGCACACCAAGAACATGTACGAGAATCAAATGAGGTCAACCATTCTTGCGCCTCAACAACTCCTGATTGTTTATATGCCTTTGTCGTTCCATAATTCATTGCCCTTGATGTCTCTGTCCTTGCTATTACATTTGTTCTTACCTTATCTGCTTGCGTAAATACTCCACTAATTCTATTTCTTAATTTAGGAATCCCTTCTCCTTCGGCAATTCCTTCTGCTAATGTCTTTCTTAATTTTTTATTAGTAACCTTATTTACCTCGCCAAAAAACTTACTCTTTTTTAAATGTGTTTCAACCGCTTCTGTCATTACAAAGGTTTCATCTATATTCATTTCATTTAAGACGTAGTCTCCTTCATCTTTAACTGTTCCTCTTAAAATTGGAGTCAATACTAATCCAAATCTTCTTGTTTCTTTTTTTAAGCTCAACAATACAGAAACAATATCAATCTTCATTTCATGTAAGTAAGTATTTCCCGTATTGTCTTGTTTGTTAAATGCTTTTGTTCTTGCTATTTCGTCTTTCTGCCCTAGTTTCGCCAATACTTCTTTCTCTTGGCTACTAAATAAATCTTTTAACTTAGCAATCATTTGCTTCTCATATCTCTCTTGTATTACAATTTGCTTTCTCCAAAACTTCTCCTTGTCTTTTATCTGCTTCGGTTTCTTCTCTATTTTTTTTTTAGGCTTATCATTTTTTGCCTTAATCAAGTGTGCTCTAACAACCGCCTTGATTGTATCTTTAATAACCTTTTCGTCTACTTTTTTACCCTTCCTTCTGGCATTCAATGACAATAAAGTATCATGATATTTATCACTCTTTTTTTCTTCTTCTGGTTTTTCAACCTCTTCTCCTGGTTCCTCTGTCCCTTCTTCAACTTCAACACTCCCCATAGGGATTAAATTGGCTGGGATATAAATAGTATCACCGCCTTCTATTGATTCTAATTGTTCAGCATCTCTTACTTCATTAGGAGTCATCCATCCATTCTTTAAAGCATTCTCATATTTCTTTAATTTTGCTTCTACATCTTGTGGAACAGGGTCATCAAAATCTAAAAACTGATTTTCTGTTCCATTAAACATTGGTAAAAAGAACTCATTCAATTGCTCGATAATCCTTGTCATCTTTGGCTTAATTGTCCATCTCTCAAAGACATAAGAATGCGTTGTTGCGCTTGCCCGATTAACATCATCAGAAATAGCCATAATAGATTTCGGCACTTTAAAAATAGAAAGTATTTTATCTCTACTAAATTTCTGTTGTGCCAAAAAATCCATATCCTTCTGACTCATCTGCATCTGTTGATATTTAAGTCCTGCCTCAAGAATAAGCAATTTAGCATGTTTATCTATTCCTCTAAATTGTTTATTCCATGTCTTTTTCAATAATTCTCTTTGCGGGTCTGTTAATTTCCCTTCCGTTGTCAAAACGCCATCTGGTCTTGCTGAATTAAAAAAGAATTTTGTATTCCATTCTTCAGCATATTTATCAAGGTCAACCGTCTGGACTACTGCTTGTAATGTTCCTATTCCTCTTAATGGTTTTAATGGATTAGGATATTTAATTAAAATAACTTGGTCTTTTTCAAATTCTTCTTTCTTCCCTCCGCCAACATCATATTTATATTTTCCAATAATCTTTTCTTTATCAAATTCAATGGTCAACTTATCTGGTCTTAATAAATATAAACCAATAGGAGTTCCATCTTTTTCTTTATCAACTAACCAAGGAGCTTCTCCTGTAAGCTCTAAATATCTTTGAGTCAAGTTGAAGTGGTCAAACTTTGTAGTAAAATTATTGACCTTATAAAGAACATCAAGAATAGGGCTTTTAAAGACCTCTTCTATTTCTTCTCCTTTCCTCTCATATAAATGAAGTTTAATTGTCGCCACTTCATCAGCAATAGCGGAAACACATGCATAAACCCATCCCTTACATTCTTTCAAATAATCTTCTGCTTTCCAAGGAGGCGGCACTTCGTTCAAAAGTGGACTAAAATAACTACTCTCAGGAACATCTGCCCAAGGCAAAATAACCCTTTTCTTTTTGGAAGGTATTTCCTTTGGATTAATAAAGTTGGATATTTTTTCTCTAATAGTCATAAAAATAAATAAAAACCGACACTATGTAATAATAGCCTCGGTTCATCCGTAGACTTTGCAATAAATTAATTATTAAGATAAAAAAGGTCGCAAACTAATTCTGGATAACATATTTAATTCGGCAATCTCTCTTATCTTATTTATCAGATATATTATAATATAGTAAAATAAATAAATCAAGTGCTTTCAAGGTGATAAGTTATCCACACTTTTTAATCTCCATAATTACTATCCTTAAAAGCGTCTTGAGTTAATAAAATATCCCTTTCTACGGTTACAATTTTATGCGGTTTTCCTCTCTTAATGTTTATCTCCTTAATCGGATAATGGTCAAACTTGATTACACCAAACTCAACGGTTGATATCTTGCTCAGCAAATTATAAATCTCCTTATCTAGGCTTCTATAAATAATTATTTTATCCTTTGTTTTTTCCATCCTCCAATTCTTTAATTAAATTTTTCATCTCAATAATACTCGATTTAACATCCCACAACTCTCTTACTTCTTTTATTCTTATATCTGCCTCTTTCTTCCTCTCTTCTATGTTTAAAAATCTTTTAACTTCTTGTGGGTTAGTAGCTACTGGCATTCCTAATGCCCAACTTGTAATTGTCTTATTATTTGATTTAAACTTCCCCTTTGCTCTCTCATCTTTAGGCATTAGAACAAAGTCGCACTCTATTACTTCTCTATTAAAATCAAAAGCTGGATTATTCCAATCATATTTAACGTTCTGGTCTGCTTTTGCATAAGGCGGTCTGGAATCAGAAATAACCTTTAACTTAATCTTATGCCTTGTTAATGTAGGTATGGCAACATCAAGCGTCTTGGCGTTATGAGAATAGCCAAACCAACAAGCCCATCCCATATTATCTTTATGCTTCTTAATAAAAGGGTGGACATTCAAATCAACTCTATCTGGAATACATAATACAGGTTTATCTGTAAATCTCCTAATGTCTACTGCTAATGCCTCTGTTGATGTCGTAACGGCATCACAATTATCTATTATCCCTTTTATTGGTAATCCTTCTAACCAATCGGGGTCTGCAAGGTCAAGAATCTTAATGCCTTTAAACTCTTTAACATAATCAAGCCAATATGTCTTTT